AAAAGAAATCGGAGAAATCCAGTATATAACGTGTAATACAGTCAAGAAACACGTATCAAATATACTTTCTAAGCTGGAATGTGCTAATAGATTGCAATTAATTTATAAATATAAGGAGGATAAAAATGGTTAAACAATGCCTGAACTGTAAACATTACGTAGAATGTTTATATAATAAAAAATTTGATATTCAAAATAAGATGCCGCCTTGTTGCAGTGACTACGAGGCAAAAATTAAAGAAGATATATATTATACATTTAAAGGTGAACGGTGTTCTAATTGTCATGCCGGAATACTGGAGGACAATCAGGGAAATAAAAAGTGTACAAATAATTATACTAATTGCGATTATTCAGAAAAAAAACTTAATTTAATCGGCGAAGTAGTACAAATGAATGGAGTTTATGATAGTGCGCCGGAAAATATGCAACAAACATGTGAACAGATAGGCGAACAATTAAAAAAGAAAATCTTTGAGGGAAATGAGAAAAAGCCAAATGAATTTACAGCTTATGAAATCGCCAAAAAGGCTAATATTTATTCAAGAACAGGAAGACCCCATGAGATCCTAATCGTTGAGATAAGAAAAGCGACCCGATGCCCTGAGGTATTTTCTAGGGTCGTTCGACCTAAAATGGGTATGGTTTTGGTTGATTATTATTACTATAATTCTGATTTCTTGCAATACGTTATTGAGCTGTTTGATGGTATAGGTAACGGATCTATAGAATTAAACGGTAATTCTTATAAATTTATAAGAATAAAATAATAGCTCTTAAGAGCTATTATTTTTTTTCGCTATTATGTATTGACAAATGTCATGTATTATAATATAATAAAAGAGTAGTAAATATTTATAGGGGGTTGTTAAAATGACTAAGAAAGAAATGATAGAAAGAGGAACCAGATTAAACGCTGGATTAGTGAATTTTAAGCACGAGGATAGAGAATTATGCAGTAAAATAAAAGAACTTATAGACAACGTATTTACAGTCGTTAAGAATAATAGACTAGCTAATAATTTATCATGGGGATCTAATTCTTGTATACTAGCAAGCGGTTTGAAAAAGAGTATTATTTCATATGAATATGAAATAATATGTGCAGCTCACGCAAAAATGGAATATTTCATCGAAGAATTCAACAAAGAATCGGCAACAAATTTAATTGACGAAATGGTTAACGCATTAGAAGAGACATACGAAACGCTACATAACACAACAAATTTAATTGACGAAATGGTTAACGCATTAGAAGAGACATACGAAACGCTACATAACACAACACCTGTCAAATTCAAATTTGAAGGCAAAACGCTCGAAGGCCATATCGTCCAGGATGATTTTTACCCAACAGGCATAAATCAGAAATTTGTTAAGGTATCAACAAAAGAAAGCACTTACGAAATATCGGTAAACCGTTTAATTTTACAGGAATTCGATATTTATACTATGGATGATAAGTGGATTGACGCCGGACAATTTAGAAATATAGAGTACGCTTTAAAAGATCTAGAGAATACCTGTTTATTATATCCTGGAGAATATTATATTAAAGGCGAAAACGCTATCGAATTTTTTGAGCTAACAACAAATGGCGAAATTAAAATAGGGTATGAACCTATTAATATGTGTCTGGAAGATCATTTAGAAGATATAAAAGAGGCTATAAGGGTAAACGGGTATAACGAATATTCTATGATATTCTATAGTTCAATATATAGAAAACTAATAACGGGATCGCATAGATATAGAGCTTGTAAGGAATTAGGCGTTAAACCAGTAATGATTGATATTGGTCATGAGGTTGACGCGTATCTATACGCTAATAATATGGAATTCAAGGATCTCGACTTTGAAGAGATAAACGATTATTCATATCAACAACTATTACGGCATTTTAGCCATTATGAAAATGATTACCATTATGGGGAATGTGCGGAATGTGGGACCCATACAAGCATATCAGATAATAACGAATTATGCGTCGAATGTAATTATTTAATATAAGGAGGTGCCAGACATGAAACTATCAATATTTATAAAAAATAAGGCCAACTATATAGCGGCAATTATGCGGGAATTGCCGTATAAATTTAAAGCTACTCAGGAGACTGATAATTATACAAAATTAGATATTAAAGTATCTTATACCACAATACAAATAGTATTACCTATGCTAATCGAAACATTTCATGAGAATCTTGACACAATGAGCTGGATCAGATTAGAAACACCTTATTATGGAAAGCTTAAAACGACCCAAAGGGTACAGGAATTTAGTTTATGGGGTGACAATGTTAGGCCTATACAAATATTTAAAAGTATGTATAAAAGCGCCATACATTTGGGCGTATATGATGGTTATAATTTATACGCGATAAATAGAGATGATCTTTTAAGAATGAAAAATATAAAATTTAAAAGAGCAACAAATAAGTTAAGATTTATGTTAAATTCTTAGAAAGCTTTAAAGCATTGATATGACAGCGTTACAGCGTATAGTCAAAAATACCTTCAAACGCTGTCATATCAAGGGGTTATATAATAGCGAGCCTCTCAAGACTCAGGAAATTTTTATATCGATGTTTGGGTCGTTGAAATAAATTCTAGCGCCAGGAGAGCGTTCTTGACAAAAGTCAATAATTAGGATAGGATAAGGAGGTGGAATTATTGGAGACTTATACGTTAAAAGAAAATATGGTACTTGACCGTATTGGTGTAAACGATTGGCGATATCGCCATATAAGGCGTAAAAAGGTACTAACTATTAGAAATAAAAAAATAATTGGCGAACTTGAGCGAATATATAATACATATAGGGATATGTTAGGTAAAAGCGATTTTTTATTAGAGTTCGTATTTGTATTATTAGCAGGAGAGGCCGAAAAGGTGGTGGAGTAATGGAGTTAAAATTTGAAAAGCGAAAAAGTTACAAATCGGGGCACACTAATGTTTTGGGAATCCCGGCCACAATAGTTGACATATACCAACAGCGGTATAAAAAATCAATTGCCGAAATAACTTTTTCTCTTACAGCGACTGAGGACAAATTAATATTCGAGGTGGTGGATAAAAATGAAGGAACCTAAACAATGTATTGATTGTGGGTGTTATTTAGACGAATCAAACGAGGGTCCACGTTGTATAGAATGCGAGGCAAAAAGAATTTTAAAGGAGAGGTAAACTTGATTACGAATATATTATATTTTATATCAATAATACTACTTTGTTATTACATGCTAAGCATAATAATGAGACTAAAAAAACAAATCAAAAGTCTATATAGTGATATTGAAGTACTGGCGAATGATTTTAACACTTTAAAGGGCCAAATGGAAAAATTACATTCTACGATGCACTTAATCAGATCCATAGATCCACTATTTCATAAATATAAACACATCAATGAAGCATTAAAAACCGAAGACACAATCTGTAATACGATGAGGCTTAATGAAACTGGCATAAAAGATATGGGCCAAATGGCCGAAGATTATTACCACGAATTATTTAAAATGGATGACAAGATGACATATTTAAGGAGGTAAAAAGATAATGGGGATCTTTGATGACATATTCGGAAGCGTAGAAAAAGGAATTGACGATAGTTTTAAAGCTATCGAAGAATCTATGGATAGCTGTATCAGCGAGGCGGCAAAATCTATTACATTTTTATTATCTAATGCGAAGGATTCATATATTAATATGGCTAAAAGCGTTATGGACAAAATGAAAAAGGAAAAACAAAAAAAGGTAAAGACCGATAAAGAAAAACGGGCGCTATTAAGAGAAATTGAAAGTTTAAACGCCGAAATTGAAAGCATTAAGAGCAAAGCAAAAAAGGACCCTCCAGGTAATAGCAATGGTCCATATAAGCCATGGGGGTCATGGTAATATGTTGGACGAATTAGCGAAATGGTATTATTTTAGAACCGAATGGGTCGTTGTAAGCAAAAAAACGGGGCGGCGTATGACAATACGCCCCGATAATAGGTACAATTTGCGAAATAAACAAGCAAAAAAACATACAGTGGTGCATAAAGAGCGTATCAAAGAGTATATAGGACAATATTGCCCAATATGCGGCATACCAGCAAATGGGCGGTGTCTTGATTGCGAAAACCAATTAAAAAGGATAAGAGAGGAGATCAAAAAATGTTTACTGTAAGAATTAACCCAAGTCATCAAAAAGACAACAAATGTACTTTAGGAGACACCGAAGCGGATCATATGAAGATCATCGCTAAACATGTATACAGAATACTACTAAATGATGGATTGATTAAGCCAATATTGATCGGGGACGCCCCTAGTAATTTGAGTACAGATAAAGGGCGCCTAAAGTGGAGTATAGCAACAGCCAATAAGGCAAAGGCGGATTTACATCTAGGGTTACACTCTAACGCCGGAGGGGGTCACGGAGTAGAATGTATACATTATAGTGACGACCCAAAGTATGCCGAAGGTAAAAAAGCGGCTCTTAGAATTCAAAATCAATTGGGCAAAATATTTTATAAGCGTAAAGTATTTTCGAATAAAAACCTAGCTGAGTTAAACGACACCAATTGCCCCGCGGTAATAGTAGAAGCCGGATTTCATGATTACACGCCCGACGCGAGACTTATACATAGTAAGGCGCAAGAAATAGCGGAATTAATAGTTATAGGGGTATATGAGCACTTTGATATTCAAAAAAAATTATATCGTGTACAGGTAGGGGCGTTTTACAATTTAGAAAACGCGAGAAATTTAGCGTCACAGTTAGAAAAAGCAGGGTTTAAGGGGGTTATAGTATGAACCCAGGAGTTGAAATAGGAGATCGTGGCATTTATAAACCTAGATTACAGGATTGGCAAATAAAAATAGAGACTATGAGTGGTATGTGCCATATTGAGTTTTAGGGGGTGCGCTATGTCAATTGATGAAAAATATGAAAAGATAAAAGAATGGGTCAAAAAGTTATCTGATATAAATTACCAGAACGATGATTTTACATTCAAAAATGGCCTAGTATTTTATAAGAGCCAGGGAAATATTAGCCAACTATGTATCGATTGGGATATAATATTAAGGTCGGAGATCATACAATTGTATGACGAGTTAAAAGAAATAATAGGAGGACTTAGAATGAAGGATGTTAATTATTGGGATGATATACATAAAAATAGCTGGGATAAAGGCATTAATGGTCTTTTTCAAACCGCCGTTTTTGCAGCTCAAACGCTATCAAATTTAAGTATTAGGCATTGGGAAAAATTCATGGACGCTGGTAGTTTATTGGATGTTGGATGTGCTTGGGGTCAAGCTGGCGCCATATTTGACGGATTATTTAAATATTTAGATGTTACTTGCATAGATAGCAGCACGGAAGCGTGTAAGAAAGTCGCCGAAAATTATAGTCGTATAGAGGTGCTAAATTATTCGGTCGATAGGGAAAAAATAGATCATTATGATATAGTTTATTGTTCCCAGCTTCTAGCATTTGAGCAGGATCCAAAAACTTTATTGGAGCTTTTAGCCCGCATAGCTGAGGAAATGTTGATCTTTGTAGTACCATACGATCAAAATCTTGAGGGTCGTGTTACCGAACCAATAGAAGGCCATGAGCCAGGGGGTCATATAAGTGGATTAACTAGAAAAGATTTCCCAAAATTTATTGAAGGCCTTGAGCGAACAACATTTAAGATTTTGGAGAGAACCGAAGTTTGTGAAATCCCGCAATTATTAGTGATATATGAAAAGCTTGACGAAAAGGGAAAAGCGGATATCCAATTTAAAGAAAAACAAATGGACGAATGGTGGAAATATTTATTAAATAGGAAGGAGGGCGCAAAGGATGGGAACTAATACCGACGTTGAAAAATGCAGTGTGTGTGATAGGATATTAACTTCAATGCCAATTATAATTAAGGGAAAAAAATATTGTTCAAAATGTGCACTTGAGAAAATAAATCTTGACAAAAGTAAAGACAAGTGATAAACTATATCCGAGGTGAGAAACATGTCAAACAATGACGCGGTGTTAGACGTATTGGTGGAACTTAGGGAACTTTTAAAAGATGTTTTATATGAGCTTTCCAAAGATTCTAGGCCGTTGGTTAAAGCCGAAGAACCAGAAAAACCACTTGATACGCTACAAGCAATAAGGAAAGCAGCCCAAAATATAATAATGGAAGGGCGCGAAGAGGATTTAAGGAAATTATTTAACGCCTATAGCATAAAGAAATTAAGCCAGTTAACAGGCGATAAATACGAAGAATTTTTAGGCGAATTAATTAAAATTTAGGGGGAAAAACGACATGGTACTAAAAAACGTTAGATTAAGTTACGCGCATATTTGGGAACCAAAGGAAAGCTTTGGAACGTCCCAATATTCAACAGGGATTTTAATCCCAAAAGATCACCCACAAATAGGGGTAATAAATGAAGAATTAGCAAGATTAAAAGAAGAATTCAAAGCGGCGCATAAAGGTAAATTACCGGGTAAATTTAAAAGTCCGTTAAGGGATGGAGACATCGAAAGACCACAAGATCCAAATTATATGAATCATTATTTCATAAACGCTTATGCTAAAAAGAGAGCTCCAGAAATAGTTGATATGTATAAAAACAAGATAACAAATCCTAGTGAGGTATATTCTGGGTGTTACGTAAATATAAGCGTAACCTTTTATACCTTTGATACAGCAACAAAGGGAATTGCGTGTGGGTTAAACAATATTCAAAAGTTACGCGATGGCTCAAAGCTAGGCGGGGCAACAACAGCGGCGGAGGATTTCGAAGTCGAAGAGGGTGACACATTACTGGATTAACAAAAGGGCCATACGGCCCTTTTAGTTTATAGATTGGGGGATAAAAATGTTTAGCATAGACTTAGAGACATATAGCACCGAAGACATAAAGCACGGTATTTATAAATATGCGAAGAATTGCGAATTATTGTTATTTGGATATTGCGAAGTAGGCGAAGAGGTGTATTTAATTGACCTAACCCGGGACGAAAAAATACCTCAAGTTGTTATTAATGTTATAAAAAATGATAGAATAAAAAAATACGCCTGGAATGCAACATTTGAACGTATAGTATTATCGAACTATCTAAATACGCCTTTAAGCGCAGCGGGGTGGGATTGTACGCAAGTGCGCGGAAGTTATAAAGGCCTTAACCTTAAATTAGGAGTAACCGCTAAAGCGTTGGGGACAAATGAAAAAACGGATAATAAATTAATATCCTTCTTTTGTAAACCAAATAGCAAAGGCGATCGCCATTTACCCGTTGATTATCCGGAAAAATGGGAGGAATTTAGAGAATATTGCAAGAATGATGTAAAAACCGAATACGAAATAAGGCAATTATTAAAGGATATTCCGATCGAGAGTAGTCTTTATACTTTAGATGGCATAATAAACGATAGAGGGGTTAGAGTTAACCTGGATCTAGTTGATAACTGTATAAGATTTATTACGGAAGAGAGCGCCGAAATACTGGAAGCTTTAAAAGAGCTAACCGGATTAGATAACCCTAATAGTATCGCGCAATTAAAAAATTGGCTTCTAATAAAAAATATAGTGGTCGATAGCCTTAATAAAGAAAAGGTTACAGAGCTATTAAATACGGATATCGACCCAGAGGTTAGAAGGATGTTAGAAATGCGTCAAATGTTGGGTCGTTCCAGCACTAAAAAATATAAAGCCATAAAAGACGCCCATGTTAATGGACGGGTCCACGGTCTTCTACAATTTTGTGGCGCTACTAGAACACATCGGTGGGCCGGAAGAATAGTACAACCGCAAAACCTTTATAGAAATAAAGAGCCTCTCTTAAAAGAGGCACGCGATATGGCTATAAAGGGAGTAGATCCTAGACTTATATTTGATGACGATATAATTGCCCAATTAATACGTACATGCTTTGAAGGTCCTTTTTCTATTGCCGATTTTTCAGCAATAGAGGCGCGAATTTTGGCGTGGTTAGCCGGTGAAAAATGGTTAATGGATGTTTTTGCAGGAGATGGCAAAGTGTATGAAGCCCAAGCGGCAAAAATGTATAATGTACCTTTGACTAAAGTAACAAAAGAGTTAAGAAGCAAAGGAAAAATAGCGACCCTCGCGTTAGGATATGGCGGCGGCAAAGGAGCTTTAGCCGCTATGGGGTATAAGGGAACCGATGAAGAGTTGGAAGACATAAAAATAAAATATAGAAACGCCAATCCAAGGATACGTAATTTATGGTATGAGATAGAAGACGCAGTCAAAGAGGTTATAGAAACGGGCGAAATGATAAAGATTAGCTATATAACAATAACCCGTGATCCAAAATGGCTATATATACAAATGCCATCCGGACGGAAGATCTCTTACTTTAACCCACGAATCGTTGGGGATTGTATCATATACACTGGAACGGCTTTAAGTGTTTGGCAGGAAGCAATTGATACCTTTGGTGGTAAAATAGTAGAAAATATAGTACAATCGATCGCCCGGGATTGTTTGGCAATAGCGCTTAAAAGATTACAGCATTTACCAATAGTTATGCATATACATGATGAAATAGTCGTTGAAGGTGATCATTTACAGGAAATGATCACGGAAATGGAACGTATAATATCATGGGCGCCCGGGCTAATACTACGAAGCGCCGGATTTATAAGTGACTTTTATCGTAAGGATTAGGGTATAATTTTAAAGGGGCGATAATATGGAAATACCACAATATTTAAAAACATGTCTAGGGTGGATTTTAGCGGATGAACAAAAAAGGCCTTTTGGTCCCGATGGGAATTATGACGGGTGGAATAAAACCCGTTATTCCTATTTAGAGGTGGCGAATAAGGGGTTTGATATAGGCTTACAGCCATTAGATGACTTAGCCGTAATTGATATAGATGGATGTATTGATATTAACGGAAATATAAGTCGTTTTGCGCAGGATATTATATCAAAATGTAATTCTTATACGGAAATAAGCAAGTCTGGAAAAGGCGTGCACATATGGGTGCGCCATGGGGGGCAACTAAAAACTCGAGTTCGTGAAGGCTTCGAAATTTACGCCGGGTCAAGGTATGCAATTGTTACTGGAGATAAACTAAGCGGTGAAGATATAAATATTATTGATTTTAATTTTGATGAATGCTTTAAGGTAAAAGCTCCAACGAGGCCAAATAAATATACGGCCGATCCCCATGCAAAACCGGGATTAATTGGGGCGTTTTGCCGCGCTTATGATATACACGAAGCTATGGAAATGTTACCCGATATTTATACTAAAGTTGACGAAGATAGATATCATTATAAGCCTTCACAAAGTGCTCCAGGTGTTGTGACCTATGAGAATAAATGGATGATATCAAATCACGCTACGGATCCAGCTACAGGCGGACAACATAACGCCTTTGACCTTATACTAATACATAAGTATAACGGTAGTAAAGACGCAATGTTTGGCGAAATATCAAAAGATAAAAAAGTAAGAGCCGAATTATTAAAGGAATTTGACGATGAACCATGGGTGTCAAAACTCCAGATAACAAAAAATGGTGGCGTTAAAATCAATATGCAAAATATTATCCTTATATTGGAGAATAAATTTGATATAAGGTACAATATGGTGGAATGTGCAGTCGAAATATTGGATCCACCATGGTACAAACGGACAAAAGCGCTCGAAAATTCAGATTTCATTGAGCTAAAATATTGGTTTGAAGTAAAACACGGTTTTACTAAAGCGGGAAAAATTATCGAAGATTGCGTGTATAAAGTAGCGAGGGGAAACGCATATAATCCGATAATTGAACGCCTGGAAGCTATGCCAAAGTGGGATGGGATAAAAAGAGCCGAAACGCTTTTAATTGATTGCTTTGGAGCGGAGGACGACCCGTATACACGCGCCGTAACGCGCAAATTTTTAGCCGGAGCCGTGGCACGAGCGTACAACCCGGGGGTTAAATTTGACGGGGTATTAGCTTTAATTGGGGCTCAAGGTTTGAAAAAAAGTACGTTCTTAAATAAATTGGCTTTAGATTTCTTCACCGATGACTTAGATCTCCAGGATGTAAAAGGCAAAACAGCCGCCGAGAAAATACAAGGTAAATGGATAATAGAAATCGGCGAAATGGTAGGATTGCGTAAGGCTGACGTATCAGCCGTAAAAAGTTTTATAACTAGATTGGTAGATAGATTTAGACCCGCATATGGTAGAGTTCCGGAAGAGTTTCCAAGATATTGTGTATTTGCAGCAACAGGGAATGAGGATACCGATTTCTTAAGAGATCCAACAGGAAATAGGCGATGGTGGGTAGTACGTTGTGAAAAACAATGGAAGGATTTCGATGTGGATCAAGTATGGGCCGAAGTATTAACCTACTGGAAAGATGAGCAATTATATCTAACTGGAGAGGTAGAAAAAGCGGCGCTTATGGTACAAAATGAATATACCGAAACGGATATTCGTGTGGGTATAGTAGAGGAATACATAAAAAAATTGATACCCGAAAACTGGTATGATTTATCCATGGACGAGCGTAAATATCATACAGGGGATAATGGAACTATGAGGCGTAAAACTATATCAATTATAGAAATATGGGCCGAATGTTTTAAAAATAATATTAAAGATATATCAGATAAGGATGTAAAGAATATAACTAAGATTCTAAGAAATTTAGGATTAACCGCGAAAAAACGGCAGGTGCTAAAGCATTACGGTCGTGTAAGGTTATGGAGCATACCAAAAAGTATTTTCGAAAACGACCCAATCGAGTAGAAAAATTGGAAAAAAACGCCCTTGAGTGGGCGTTTTTTAGTGGTCAACGGCCAAAAAAAAAAAATCTTGAACGCCTTGACAATATTGGGCTAAAAGGTATATGGTGTCCAGTAATACTATATTATATATATAGAATATATATATATAATATATATAGAAAAAACGTATACAGGTGTATACGTATACATACGTACACTTTATATATATATATATAAAAAACGTAAGATAAACCTATAAAAGTTTACGCGTTTTTGTTTGGGCGTCCATCGGACACGAACAGGGTCGTAACGCAGTAATACTAAGAATTTAAAGCCGATGTCCACTTTAAAAAAAAATTATCACTGGGACGCGAATTTAGATTTTGTATATTTTACGTATAATTAATTGCATTATAACATATACAATTGTTTTGTTTATTGTCTTGTATAATATTGCAAATTGTATTATGTATTATATAATTGACTACTTACATATATTGGGATAAAGAAATATATTCCAATATACCAAATAGCTGTATAGTATACCAGTTATTAGGATAGTAATATTGACGCGTTGCTTACGTTTTTACCAACATTTTACTGCAATTTATTTCCATGAAAAGCGCTAAAAAAGTAAACGTTTCGTTTGCTACAATTATTTGTAAAAGTATTACTTATATTGTAAAAAATATTGATAATATTGTAAGCTATTGCATACACTAGTGTATGCAATTTACCAAATTACATAAACAGAATAATATACATATTTGTAAAATATGTATGTATTAAGCTAAACAGGTGTTAACGTTACCATATTTTTACAGCATTTTTCGAAAAAAAAATGTAGTTACCATATTTTCAAATTAATTGGAAGGGGAACTAAACATATGACCGAATCGTATATACAAAAACGAATAGCCGAAAAGGTAAAAAAGCGTGGGGGCTTGTGCATTAAATTAGTCCCAATGTATCTGGCGGGATTACCAGACCTTATGATCTTAATATCTGGAAGGGTGTATTTTGTCGAAGTAAAAAAGCCTGGCGGGGTTTTATCAAAGATACAAATCGCAATGCATAAAAAATTTAACCGGGTAGGTTTTAGGGTTTGGGTCGTGTATGACTCAGCTATCGAAAAGATACTTGACAATTGTCAAGACATATAGTATAATTAAAAATAAAAAGGGGGATTTGATATGACTTTAATCGAGAGATATATGAATAGCCATTATAAAAATGAATATATGGCGTCACTGCGTGATGGATACATAGAGTGGAAGGGGGGTAAATGGGTAACAAATTTATGTGGATTTATACGGTTACGTAATCCGGCTTTAAAGGTTAATAAGTGTTCTAATCCGGCGGGTATAGGTTTTGATAATTTCATGCATAAAGATTTAAGATTTAATGAAATCCAGGATAGTTTAACCTTATTAGAGGGTAATGGGGTAATAGAATATAAGCTTAACGATGAAAGTATTCGCGTTAATAATAAAGTATTTAAGCTTATGTGTAGGATAAATAATAGGGATAAATTTAGATACATTCTTCGTGGCAGGCACGCCCTGTATTTATACGACGATGAGTTAGAACTCCAGGGATTAGTATTGGGGGTTAGATAATGATAATTACGGTCATATATTTAAGTAAAGAATATACTTTTAATTCTATTGAAGAATTTAGGGCGTTCGCTAAAGAACGCCTAACCGCCATAACATCCGTTTATATTGATGGACGGGAATTAAGTTATATTACTATTTATTATATTGTGTCTGGAGGTACTTTATGAATCTACACGAATACCAAAAGCAGGCCATCGATATGATTTTAAATAATAGGTATTGTGGCTTATTCTTAGATATGGGTATGGGAAAAACCTTAAGCGTATTAAAGTCACTGCAGATCCTAAAGATGTTTGATGGTTTGGAAAAAACCTTAATAATAGCCCCGCTTCGTGTTGCTAAGATGACGTGGCCAAATGAGATTGAAAAGTGGGGATTTGATTTTACCTATAGTTTAGTTATGGGAGATAAAAAAGAAAGGCTCCAAGCGTTAAAAAAGGAAGCTGAGATATATATCACTAATATTGATAATCTTGTTTGGATTTCGGAGTATTGGGATTTCGTTAATGTCGTGATAGATGAGGCGTCGGCGTTTAAAAATATTAGGACCAATCGATTTAAAACCATTAAGAGATTAAAGTATAAAAGGTTAATAGCGTTAACCGGAACGCCTGCACCGAATGGCTTAATTGAGTTATGGCCCTTAGTTTATTTATTAGATCATGGAGTCCGATTGGGTCGTACCCTATCCCAATATAGGAATAAATTTTTTACACCTGGAGCGCGTAACGGTCAAGTAGTATTTAAATATGAACCCATAGAAGGCGCAAAGGAAAAAGTATATAAGGCCATTTCAGACATATGTATATCGATGGAAAACATTAAAAAACCTGAATTTATTATAAACGATATTATAATAAATTTATCGCCAGAGGCCCAACAGGTATACACTGATATGGAAAACGAATTATTTTTAGATTTTGAAGAAGATAATGTTACCGCGATAAACGCGCCAACAGTTATAAATAAACTCCGACAAATAGCAAACGGATTTGTTTATACGGATGAAGGCGCGGTAATAAATATCCATGATGAAAAATATAAGGCCTTAAAAGACATCATAGAACAAAGTAACGGCAATAATGTGCTAGTATTCTTCCAATATAACGCAGACGTTAGGGGGCTTTTACAGTTCTTTGATAAAGCCATCGTGCTTAATACCGATAAGGATTTCGCCGCCTGGAATAGGGGCGAAATCGAATTAGCCTTAATCAATCCGGCTAGTTGTGGTCACGGATTAAATTTACAAGATGGGGGTCATATTATTGTATGGTTTAGTCTGTCATACAGCCTCGAGATGTATTTACAAGCCAATGCGAGACTAGTTAGGCAGGGTCAACAGAATACAGTCATAATTAATCGAATTATTGCCCAAAATACTGTTGACGAAATAATTGTGCGCGCTCTAGAAAATAAGGAGGCTACGTTAAAAGATTTACTTCTAAACTTATTGCGAGAATATCGGAAATAATATACAATAAATATGTCATTTAAGTATTGATCCCCTAGATCAATGTGATAAAGGTTGTGGGATGGCGCCAGTGGTTTATAATCGTTCTGGGTGGCGTCATAGTCGTTCGGCGGGGAGCTGACGGCGTTAAGATATTATTAAACGTGTAACTTAGTTAGAAGGTTTTTAAAAAACCTTCTTTTTTTATTGACAAATGTAATGGATTGATATATAATATAAATATCGAAAGGGGGTCATGTTTAATGAAGTATGAATGTCCATTATGTAAAGTCACATTAAGCTTAATACGCACCGAGGTTCAACAGGTCGAAGTCATCCGCAATAATAAGACAGAAAAAATCGACGTCATAAGCAAAGAGATATATAAATGCCAAAACGTTGATTGTACTAATGACAATGAGTATGAATTTCGTGTAAGATGTTAACAGTACCGGGAAATATTTCCCGGTATAATATAAAAATAGGGGGTCAAAAAAAAGATGTTAAGCGGAATAGCTAAAAAGATAATAGAATCAAGACTTTATGATAAAGGAGTTAAAGCAGTTAATCTGGACAATATATTAATAGATCCAGATGACTTTAAGGAATTAAATGATATGTATGATTGGGTCGTAAATAATTACAATGTACTGGAGATCAGGTGATGGAGAATATTTTTTATTTAATAATAGGTGCTATCCTGGGCGCCACCTTTACGGGTTTAATGTTTTGGTTTGATGTTGGATACGGTAGGGCCGCAACGCCTGTAATAAATATGGAAGCCGATTTATATGTTAACATAAAAGGGGTATATTTACAGAAAAAAATACCTACTAATAAAATAATGGAGGAATGAAGAAATGAAAAAGATATTAGTTAGTTTAATCATAGCGTTAGTAGTATTATTTATTTTTGCGGGAATGGTTCACGCAGAAACGCAGGATCTTGATAAGCTGGATAAGTTTGGTGGAAGATTTATTTTTAAAGAGGAAATAATAACGCCGGCTCAGAATGAAGTAATAGAGTGGGTCGTTAAAAGCGGCTATAAATTTACCAATAATACCATTGGAGCGAAGTACATCGTTACAATTACTACCAATGAACTTGAATATAGCATAAAAGTAACCCATTTGGATGGTATAAGGGTATATTTTGAAAAAGTTGGTGTGCTTGAAAAGCGTGAAGGTCTTCAAACAATCAAAGCTGAATGGAAAATAGTCCAGGATAAAAAGACTATGGATATTAATTTTGATGTAAGCAAAAAAATTATACAAGAAGCGGTGGAGGAAGTACGAACAACCTTTATTATAGGGTATGAATACCCAGACAAAGCGCACGTAATGTTTAAGCCTTCCTTGGGAATCAACGATATATACAAGCTTAATAAAATGAAGCCCTTTATGATAAATACTAGTAAAGTTTGGAAGTATAATAATTGTAAACCGATATGGCTATACACTAAAAAGGATTGGTCCACTGAAATTACAACTACAACGCCAACAACTACAACGCCAACAACTACAACGCCAACAACTACAACGCCAACAACTACAACGCCAACAACTACAACATTAGACACCGAAGAACTGCCGAAGACGGGCGAAGCGAGCCCAATTTTGTATATTATTATCGGGGTGGCGTTACTTATGGTTGGGGGATCTGCGTATTATTTATTCAGAACAAACCATTAACCCATTTTGTGGTATAATTAGATAAATGTATATTCTATTTATATCGACAGTATAATAGTTTTAACGGTTTAGTCGAGAATTCCCCCACTTCTAAAGTGGTGGGATGAATCGACATTCTTTTCACTACAAAGCAACAATATGTAACTTTACTATAGTAAACACTAGTAGTAAAATACATATAAGGGTTTTCAAACTTGGCACTAAGCCATGTGTGTACGGTAGGTACTATCGGAAGGGTTCACCCTAAACAAAAAAACCCATAGCGTTGGAAACTGATAGCCTGTAAAACGAAAGTTACCTATATGGTTAGGAAGGATTATACGAAGCTCCCACTTCTAAAGTGGTGAGTAGTTCACATTGAAGGGCCTTTAACAAATTGTATTAGTAAGACTTCATTCTAGTATTACTAATACAATTTGTTAAAGGCCCTTTTTTATGTGATATAATTAAGTAATTAAGATAGTCGAAGGAGGGCGCGCAATGCAATTAATAAAGATTAACATAGGGGAATTAAAACCTGCGACATACAACCCAAGGATTGAAAGCAGTAAATTAGATAAGGCAATAATTGAATCGATAAAGGCTTTTGGCGGCAGCGGGTCCACGCTTATAGCCGCGGCAAAATTGGGTCGGGTTTGTTATACTATGGAAAAAGATGTAAAACGCTTTGGAGATATGTTGGCCCGTTTGACTTTGGAGGGGATCCAATATGAGCGAATACGATAGCGCGTATAATCAAATTAAAAGCCGATGGATGGAGATCCGCGAATGGAAATATAAGGGATTAAGCGACGCCGAAGTAGCAAGACGGTTGTGTATTCCTTATACGACTTTGGGTTATTGGAAAAAGACAAATCCAGAATTTAGAGATCTATTAACAGGGGCTAAAAAATTTATGTCAAATGTACTACTTGAGAGCCTTATTAAATCGGCTATCGGGTATGAATATATCGAAGAAAGTATAGAAAGCTTAGTCGACCCGCGAAAAGAGCAAGCCGAAACAATTAAGAAACGAAAAATAACGCGTAAATGGTACCCTCCAAATGTAAACGCTGCCATATTCTTATTATGCAATATGGATAATACGTTTAGACGCACAGATTTACCGGAAATACCCGAAAAGATCGAAGGTGTGAATATAATTGACGATATAAAGGAAGCTGAGAAATGACGATTAATTTATCAGATATTATAATACCTGTATTTAAGAATAGTTGGAGGGCGCACGACAAATATACATATAATATTGAGAAGGGTGGAAGGGATACCGGAAAAACGTCCCTACATGCGTTGAGAATGGTGTATAATAGAATGAGGACAAAGACAAGTGGTTTGTGTGTCAGGCGTTATGCCAATACTTTAGCCGATTCTAGTTTTCAAGATATACTATGGGCGGTAAAGAAGTTTAATGTCGAACATTTGTGGACCTGGAAGATGTCGCCGTTAAGTTTTAGATATATGCCAACGGGTACGGTTATTATATTTAGGGGCGCCGATCAAGCGGATAGAATAAAAGGTATTAAGACTGAATACCCTCTAAAAGATTGTATGTTCGATGAATTAGTCGAATTCCGCAATGAGGATGATTTTGACACGATTGTCAATTCAGTATTACGTTCTGATCTAGGGGTCGGGTACACATTTTTTATATCGTACAATCCGCCAAAACGTAAAAAGCATTGGTGTAATATCAAATTCGAGTCTAGGAATTTACCAAAGAACACCCATGTAAATCATTCGACCGTGTATGATAATCCGTACGCAGCTAAAGAAATATTATTGAAGGCCGATGAGCTTAAAATCACCAATAATCTTAAATGGCGATGGATGTATATGGGTGAAGCCATTGGTGGTGGTCTAGTACCTTTTGATAATTTGGAATTTAGAAGGATAGATAGCGAGGAAATTTTAACCTTTGACAATATATGGTGTGGGCTAGATTGGGGCTATGCTTTGGATATACAAGCCTTTATACGATTACATTACGATAAAGCTAGGCGCAGGATATTTATGATTAACGAATTTAGTGGGCTTAAAATGTCTAATGATAAGCTGATAAAGCATATTTTAGATAACAATTTCATGGAACGGTGCACGGCTGACAGCGCCCAGCCAAAAGATATCGACTATTGTAGGGATCGGGGTGTTCATATGATACGGGCTAAAAAAGGACCCGGAAGTGTTGAGACTGGCGAAAAATGGTTAAACGATTTGGATAGTATTATTTTAGATGAGCATCGTACACCTGTATGCGCCAGGCAATTTGAAAATATAGAGTATGCGACAGATAGCCATGGGGAAACCATTTCAAGACTTGAGGACAAAGACAATGACTTTATCGACGCCACCCGATATGCCATTGAGCACTTAATCCTGGGTCGTAGTCAAATTTATTAAGGAGGTGGAACAATTGTTCGATTTTGTAAAAAAAATTTTTTCGCGCAAATCGTATTACGCCGGAACATATGAAGCCGGTGCGACGAAATGGAGTATACAAGATGATCACGCATATGTTAACGAGGCATATGAAAAAGTAGTGTGGTGTTATTCATGTATAGCCGCAATTGCTAGTGCCGTATCGTCGTTAAACTGGTTACTCTATGATTCATCGGGTAAAAAATTAAAAGAAATTACGAAACATCCGATACTTGATTTATTAAATAACAGGGTCAATCCAGACTTTACGAGTCAACAGTTTTTTGATTTATGGGCCACAAGTTTAGCGACTCAGGGTAAATTTTTCGCGAGATATTCAAACGCGTTAAAATATGACGCTAAATTAGAGTTATATCCAATGTATACGCATTTAACCGCGCCAATAGTTGGGGCGGGGGAATCAACATTAAATGGATTTTCATATCGATTAGACAATAATACATACGCCCCGGATTTCATATTATGGGATAGGTTTATAGATCCATTAAACTTTTATGATGGTTTAAGCCCGATACGGGCGGCGGCACGTATAATAGATACAGAAAATCAGGCTATTGACTGGAATAAAAATATGTTCGATAATATGGCGGTGCCTCCTGGGGCGTTAGGCTTACAAAACGCAACGCCAACGACCATAAAGGAAGCTAAGAAACGGTGGCGTAGCGACGTGGCGGGTGTACAAAATTCTAGAATGCCTCTAATATTAGACACCGAGCGTTTATCGTATATACATTTTGGATTATCATCCATTGATATGGATTTTATACAGCAAAAAAAAGTTACCCGTATTGAAATATGTTCGGCTTTGGGTGTCCCCGGTCAAGTTGTAGGCGATCCAGAAAATCAAACGTATGCAAATTACGAACAGGCTTTAAAATCCTTTTGGTCGACCACTGTATTAGCGAAATACGTAAATAAGATAGCTAAAAAACTTAATTCAGATATAGTAAGGGCTTGGAATCCTAATTATTTTGTGCGCGCCGATACTTCCGAAATCGCAGTTTTACAGGAGGATGAAAACGCAAGATCCGAACGCATTCGAGGTGAATTTAACGACAATTTAATCAGCCAAAACGAGGCCCGTGAATTACTCGGATATAGCGGATTATCTGAGGGGGATAAATTTTCATATCAATTAGTAGTTAGTGATTTCGGTACGGATGAAGACACAGATGATATCGAAGGTGGCGAAGACTTGTGACCCTTGAACAAATGGAAGCAAGGCGCGCCAAATGGGACCGCGCATTTAAAAAGGAATTGGCCAAATTCTTTAAAAAGCAGGGCGAAAAAATAGGTACGCTTAAGAATCAGGGTAGTTATACGGAATTAAACGCGGCTATTTCTACAATGTTAGAAGCGGATAACCAAAAATTAGTAAGTATTTATGTAAAGTTTTACACTGATATTGTAAAAGAATTTGGAAATCTAACATATAATGAATTACGAAGTAAAAAAATGTTTTCGATATTTACGTTTGGCGTATACAGTTGGATCGCTTCAATGGCATTAGCCAGGGCGAAAAAAATTACTTCGTATTCAAAACTAACCGTACTTAATATGGTAAAAAAAGCTAATGAAGAAGGTTTGACAATATCCCAAACGGCTAAAATCATAAAGACCGTATTTTTGGATTCTTTCAGTAAAAAAAGATCCGTACGCATAGCTAGAACCGAGGTTAACACCGCGTCTAACTATGGGTCGTATATGGGGGCAAAACAGACAGGATTAAAACTAAAAAAAATATGGATTAGCACAAGCGATTCAAGAACCAGGCCGTCACATCGAAAAGCCGGAAGATTAGCGCCGATCGATCTTGACGGTAAATTTAAAGTCGGCCGTGGGTATTTGGAATACCCGGGAGATCAAAAAGGGCCTGTCGAAGAAGTTGTGAATTGCCGATGTGCTATAGGGTATAGGAGGGTAAAAGAGAATGGAATTTAAACAATACAAGTCCGAAATTAAAGCCAAAGACGATAATACTTTTGAGGGCTATGCGTCAATATTTGGAAATGTTGACGACGGTCGGGACGAAATGCAGCTAGGGGCCTTTACTAAGACTATACAGGAAAATAAAAACCGCATAAAGGTTTTGTATATGCATGAATTTGTACACGTCATTGGGAAACCTGACGTATTATCGGAGGATACCAAAGGATTATATTTTAATGCCAAAGTATCTAAAACGACCCTTGGTAAAGATGTTATGACTCTAATTTTAGATAAGGTCATCACCGAAATGTCTATCGGGTATGAAAAAGTTAAAGCGTACTATGATGAAGTTAGGGACGTCCGCGTTTTACAGGAAGTAAAATTATGGGAGATATCACCAGTTACTTGGGGTATGAATAGTTTAGCCGGTATAAAATCTAGGTTTGATTTTATCAAAGAATATGATACAATGAAATCAGAAATTAAGCGATTAGAGGCACTTATAAAAGCCGGAGCCGGTAACACCACTCCAGGAATAACTAAGCCGCCAGTTAACGAAATAGACCCGGAAATCATCCAGTCTATATTGAATAAATATTAAAAAGAGGTGACTTAATTAATGCCTACAGTTGAAGAATTAGTTAGCAAGATTGACGATCTAGCCACGAAACGCGTAAGCACAGAAACATTTCAAGGCGCGATCGGAGAATTAAAAGGTGCTATAGAAGCAAGAAATAAAGAGGTAAAAGATGAAACCGAAAAGCTCTATGGTACAATAGAGGAAGCAAAAACCAAATTGGCCGAAGAGTTCGCGCAGAAATTGGCCGACGCGGCGAAAGTATGGGGAGCGGTTCAAGGTGGCAGCCAAAAACCAAAATTCGCTTTACCCGATACGAAAATATACGGCGAAAATATGGGGGATTTCCTCCACAAAATAAGACATAACCCAATGCAGTTAAAAACATTAGCCGAGAACGTCGGATCCACTGGAGGGTATTTGGTACCACCCGCATGGGCGAATACTATTTTAACTTACGCGCTCGAGTATGCGACTATTAGGTCTTATGGAGTTAATAGTTTTAGTATGCCATCACCTGAATTCAATATACCGGCTTTGTATAGCGCTACAAATAACACTAACTATTATGGCGGAGTATTGACATATTGGGGGCACGAAGCGTCAACTTTAAGCGATGGCAAAAGCGCGCCAAAATTTTCAAAAGTAAATCTAGCTGTAAATAAGTTGTTCGGGTACTTTGAAGCGCAGGAAGATTTAACACGTGACGCCTTTGTATCTTTGGCGCCATTACTTGAGAAAGTATTCGGCCAAAGTTTGGGGATAGAAGAAAATAGCGCATTCTTTAGCGGCGATGGAGTCGGAAAACCTTTAGGTGTTGTAAAATCTCCATGTAGAGCAACAGTATCAAGGGGAACCGCTTCACAAATACATGCGACTGATATTATAGGAATGCTGGCAAGATTTAACGGCAATATGGACAATGCAGTATTGATTGCTAACCAGTCAACTATAACGCAGATTTACGCATTAAGGGATCCAGCTGGATCATATATTTGGAACGCTGGATATACTGGCAATATTGCTGGAGCGGTGCCTGGCACTGTATTTGGCATTCCAATAGTATTTACGCAAATTGCGGAAGCATTAGGAACCGAAGGCGATTTGGTTCTCGGTGATTGGCGTCAATACATTGTCGGAGATCTAGATGGTTTAAGAATCGAAGAAAGTACGGATTATAAATTTGGTGATGATATTAGATGTTGGAAAATAATTAAGCGTTTAGATGGCAAACCATGGCTTCCAACAGCTATAACACCTAAAAAGGGTGGATCTACTTTATCGCCGTTTGTAACACTAGTATAGGAGGTGGCAAGATTGAATAAATTTACGGAAATGGTAACATCCAGTTTACAGATTGCCGCCACCGTTACGGCGGCGCAATCATCAACAGCTTTGTTGGACATGCAGCAACACAGGCGTGCGGTAATTCAGGCATTAGCCTCAAAACCCATTGACGCTACAACTTTTGTGGGAAATATTACCGTAACATTATATGAATCAACTGCCAGTACATGGAATGGCGCTGTGGCGACTGCTTTAACATCCTTTGTAAAAACAGCCGCGTGCACATCCGGAACCGTGGGGAATATTAGGGTCGAGATACAAGATTATGAAATGTCTATAAATGCGGGTAAAAGGTATTTAGGCGCGAGAATGGCGGCGTGGACCGGCACTGATATGTTTTTAATAGTTGAACGACATGGTGCAGATTACGAACCAGTTGAATAAAAAAAGGGCTTCGGCTCTTTTTTTGTGATATAATATATAAAAAGAACGGAGGGCGCAAAAATGAAAAAAAATATTATGATCGCCAGTCCTTCCACGGGCTGGTATAATTTTGAAACCGTGGCGGCATTAATAGCATTAAGGCCACCCGAAGGGTACCAATTAATATATAATTTTTTATCCAATTGCCTAATATATGACGCCAGGGAAAAACTCGTCGAATTGGCTAAAAAATATGAGTGCGAATATATCTTTTTTATCGATTCCGATATGGTGCCACCCCAACATACGATACAAAGTATGTTTAATCATAATGTTGATATATGCAGCGGGATGATATTTAGGCGTAAATATCCATTTCAGCCTTGTTTTTATTCCCATTGCGAAATAACGAAAACGGGCGAAACCATTTTCGAAGGTCCTATGGAGCCGGAAAAATGGCCGGATAAAGGTATATATGAAATTCAAGGGTGCGGTATGGCTTGTTGTTTAATTAAAATGTCTGTATTTGATCACATCAAAAAACCGTATTATTTCCCTTTGCCGCAAGCCGGTGAAGATTTAGCGTTTTGTATTAAGGCGCGTAAAGCTGGATTTAAAATGTATGTCGATTTTGGCGTGGATTGTATGCATGTTGGACAATTTCCAGTGATGAAGGAAAGTTTTAAAAACGCGTATCAATCGTGGATAAACGACCCTAGTAATGAGGGTAAATTAATGTTTGGGGAGGAATAACGAAATGATTCTAGGGGGTATGTTAGTTAGGAATGAAGCTGATCGGTGGCTGGTACAGGCGTGCAATCAATTACATATAATATGCGATCAAGTATACATCATAGATGATAAGTCAACAGATAATACCGTTAACATTTTAAAGCAATATCCATTTATTCTTTATGAATCCGCTAAACAGTGGTGGGAAATAGACGAACTAAAACAGCGTAAAAAATTATTTAATATGTTATGGATGGCGGCGAAGGAAGGGGATGTAATATTAATCCTTGACGCCGATGAGCTTGTGAGCCATCCCAAGAAAGTTCGGGAAATATTAACGGGAAATAATTCAAAAGTATTTGGATTTAGGTTGTATGATATGTGGAGCGATACGCACTATAGAGATGATCAATATTGGTACGCCCATTATCATTTTTGGCCTATGGCCATACGTAAAGGCATAACAGAAAACTTTACATGGAATGAGCAGGGTTTACATTGCGGAAGATTCCCAAATAATTTTCATATTGATATACATAGTATGACAACTAAGGGTTTAAAAATAAAGCATATGGGGTGGAGCACTCCAAAGGATAGGGAGCAAAAATATAAAAGATATATGGCGATTGATCCGGATGGAAAGTACGGTATCCTTGAACAATATTTAAGCATACTAGATCCCGATCCGGCGTTACGGAGGTTTAAGGATGATTAATACTTTTTCAGATAGAAGAGGGGAAATATTATTTTTTAAGGATCACTTTTCATGGTTACTTGATACAAGATGTGTTTTAGATATTGGATGTGGGACTGGAAATATGGCGGATTGGTTTAGGAATTATATTGGTATTACTAGCAATCCGCAAGAAGTCGAAGTCGGAAAAGCGCGCGGGCGCGATATACGACTATGTGACGCCCACGATTTAAGTGGCTTAACTGATATTGGAATAGACGGTTTTATTATGTGGGATTCATTGGAGCACTTTGTGTCTCCATATACAGCGCTAAAGGAAATATATAAAATATTACCCCATGGCGGCAAAGGTTTGATATTTATGCCGGGGCAAAACTGGTTAGACTGTAAAGATCATATACATGTTATGACGGTGCCCCAAATGAATCATCTTTTAAATAAAGTTGGTTTTGATAGGGTCGTGCATGAGAAAACATATGAAGATAAAAATATTTATTGCGAAGGCATGGCGGTATATGAACTTGTTAAGGATGAAAACAAAGTTTTTACTTTTTTACATCAAGGGTAAACCCTTGATTGGGGATAGCCTGACGGGGTGATGGTCTACCACAAGCGCCCGTGGTAGATTTCCCCAATAAAATCTAAGTAGCGGGGCGCTATTTTTATTAGGAGGCGTAATTTTATGGAAAAGAAATTAATATTAGTATATCCACCGCATATACCCGATCCATCTGGATTATATGGCCAAGGCCGTGAATGGTTTCCGTTAGGTATCGCGTCGATTGCGGCATATGTTGGAAAAGAAATACAAACGGTATGTTTAGATCTATTTAACTATACTATGGAGAACGCCAAGGCCGAAATAATAAGAGAGTTAGACGAAAATACAATAAATTATGTCGGTTTTACTTTGATGACTGAGCAACGACATGTAGTTTTAGATCTTATAGATGATTTAAAAGGGCCTTTATTGGAAGATTATAATATTAAAACTATTGTTGGTGGTCCCCATGCGAGCACTATGTATAATCAATTAATGGAAAACTATCCGGAGATTGATTATATTGTAATTGGCGAAGGCGAAAAAGCCGTAAAATATATAATCACTGATCCGAATCCATCAAGATTGGTTAAAATTGATGAGCCTATCGATATTATACCTTCGAGTTATGACGGGATTGATTATTTTAAAAATTTAAATTTATTCGATACAGCGCCGATAATATTATCAAGAGGCTGCACAGATCATTGTACATTTTGTATGACTAATAAAACATTTCGTAAGTACAGGGTACGTCCTGCGGACGAAGTATATAAGGAAATAGAAAATTATGTTAAGCAAGAAGGCATATATAAATTTAAATTTCACGACGACAGCGCAACAGCGGACAAGGCTAATTTAATCGCACTTTGTCGACTACTAAAGACGCTAAGTACCTTTGATGGGGTAACTTTTGAGATGACCGCCAGGGCGGATCAGTTAGACGAAGAATTGATAATTGAATTAAAGCACGCTGGATTGGTAAAAATCGCATTGGGTATTGAATCCGGATCCGAAAAACTTCGAAAAGCTATGAATAAAAAATTAGATATTAATAAGGCCCTTGAAAATATAAGGCTCTTAAAAGCACATGGGATTCATGTACATTTATTATTTATTATTGGGTATCCTGGAGAAACCGAAGAGACAATCGAAGAAACTAGACAATTTATTATTGAGGCTGAGCCATCAAGCTTTTCAAATTTACCCGGTTTAATGATACTACCCGGAACGCCAATATATAATAAGCTAGTACGCGAAAAATGGATTGACGATAGATATTGGCTAAAGAGATCACCACCACCGTACTATACAAAGGAGCATTCCCAATCAAAATTACTAGCTTTTAGCGATATAATACGTAAAAAATATAAGGCCAAAATTGTTATAATGGCAGTAGTTAACCAGGATATAGAAGTTTTTAAGGCTTATTTAGAATCCTTAAAGGATCTAGAAATACCACCATACATTGAAGTTAGTTGGATGTTCGCTTTACATAATTCACCCGAATTGGCAAAACTTTTACCCGAGGGGTCGTATTATGAAGTTAATAACAGGCTTAGCCACGATTTTAGCCATACATGGGATTATGATAAATTCGCTTTTATAGCCGATGAAAAGAATAAATTAGTCAATATAGCCAAAGAAGCTAAGGCCGATTATATTTTTTGGGTGGATTCAGATCTCATATTACATCCAAAAACATTAACACAATTATTCCATTCAGGAGCGCCAATAGTATCAACAGTTTTTTGGACCAAATGGCCCGCATGTGATCAGGAAATGCCAAATTGTTGGGACGCCGATCACTATAGCTTTAATGGCGGGGATTTTGAGCGATACAGGAAACCCGGATTTTATCAGGTAGGTGGCACAGGTGCCGCGATACTTGTATATGTTGGGATATACGATAGAAATGTTAATTATACGCCCATTCCTAATGTGTCGTATTCCGTTTGGGAGGACCGGGCCTTTTGTATTCGCGCCGCGGCAAAAGGATTGCCAATATATTGTGACACACTTTACCCCGCTACGCATTTATATACAAAAGAATTATATGATTTATGGTATAATAACAATAAAAGGGGGGAAAAGGTATGAATAAATTTATAACTTATTCCGATAAAGTTGATCCGAATATCGAAGCAATGTTACCACCCGAATGGTGGTCCAGGCCTTACGAATATACGTTCGCTTTACAATTTATGGTTAAAAATGCCGTAGTCCTTGACGCCGGATGTGGTATAGAACACCCATTTAAATGGCTTTTGGCTGATAAGGCAAAAAAAGTATACGCCGTTGATTGTGACGAGCGCATTCAAGAATTGATAAATAAAGTAGATGATATAAGCGGTGTTGACTTGTCAAGAAAAGTATATAAAGATTGTAAAAAGGATAAAGATAATATCGAATACATTCAGGCCGCGATGGAAATAGTTGAGCTTCCGCAAAAAGTTGATACAGTATTTTGTATTTCCGTACTTGAACATTTACCCGCCGATATTCAATTAATGGCTTTGGGTAATTTCTTTAAATTATTAAAGGATGGTGGCAAATTAATATTAACTGTTGATTATCCCACAATAAAGCCGGATATATTGGTAAATGCCGTTACAAATGCAGGATTTACTATAGGCAAAACCGAATACGACCCAGATAACCGGATTAATATAAGTATTAATCAATATCAATTATTTAAAGTATTCACATTAGTAGCAGAAAAACCTAAAAAGAAAGCAGAAAAACAAGCCGAGGTGGTATAATGTTAAAACTAATAACACCGGCGACAACTTCAATATTAGGTATAACGGCAACAAAAAATTATTTAAAAGTAGAACATACCACGGATGATTCGCTATTAACCGATATTATTATCCCTTCGGCGATTTCAGCCGTAGAAGCTTTTAGTGGTTATAGAACGGCGCCACAAATTTGGGAACAATACGAGGAAGGCGGGGTCGATAAGATATCCCTCAATGAAGCTCCAGTGTCAAGCGTTGACAGCGTAACGGTCTATGAGAATTTTGACAGTACGGGCTATCTGATAACGGTGTCAACTGATTTTCGAATAGTTGACAATGACCTATACCATGCGGATGGGTATTGGGATAAGATGAGATCGGGGGATGGCTATACTATCCGCTATACCGTAGGAAGTTGGGATGATAGTGATTATAGAATTGCGGCATTGAGCGCGGCGGCATTACGCACAGCGGCGTGGCTGTATGAAAACCGTGAAGAATTTTTAGTATCTGTTCAAGAATCTCACATGTTAAATTTTGATTTTAGTCGTATACCGGCAGGGGCTAAAGTCTTACTAGCTTCATTCGCTAGGAATTTAGGGTTTTAATGGCCATTTATAGACACAGGGTCGTGTTACAGTCCAATACGCCACAAGCCATAGCCGGTGGATGTTTTACAGCGAGTTGGGCGACAGTCACGACATTTTGGGCCAATGTGATGGACTCCAGTGCGGTAGAATCGACCCTACACAATAAGGCTCAACAAATAACAGGAGTTAGAATTTTAGCTCGATATACAACTAGTATAGACAAGAAAACATGTAGACTATTGTTTGATAATAATGTTATAGTTATTGAGAGCGTTAGAGATATGACTAACCGTAAAAATGAAATAATTATACAAGGAAGGTATGAGAAAAGATGATCCATGTTAGGCATAACGCGGTTAGGTTATCGCGTAGATTAAATAGATTACCTGATAATATAAAGCGCGCCGTGTCTGACGCTATCAAAGAAGTAGCCCTCGTAGATATTGAGACGGAGGCCAAACTTAAATTAACCCGTGACGGCCACATAGACACAGGCAGATTACGCGCAAGTATACATACGGAGTATTTAGGATCACCCGTGCGTGTTTTAGCCGGATCGATTAAGAATGAATTTACTTTTATCGTTGGGACCGTTGTTGTGTACGCTAAAAAGATTGAAGGTATTGACAGCTATTTGATTTATGCTTATGATAGGGCATTACCGATATTAAAAGTAAAAATAGCACAGGCAATCCGGGAAGGAATGGTGACATGAGCGCAAAACTAGAAGTACAGAACGCTGTATTTTCAGCACTTACAAGTTATTCCACTTTTACAGTAGCTACACAAGGGCGTTTATTTGATCATGTTACAGATAATTCAGATTACCCGTACACTTGTTTGGCGGCTACCAATACCCTTCCAGCGAATAGGCACGGACGCAAGGGATGGAATCATTTATTTACATTTACAATAAATACCCAACCCGGGGTATTAGGTAGTTATACTCGGGAAAAAATATTCGGCGCTATGGATGACGTTTTGAACCTTAAAACATTTCCATTATCAACGACCGCATATAATTTAGTAAAAGTAGTATTAGTGAGCAAAAACGACTTTGAAGATAACGACATTTGGGGATCAAATGTCACATATTCTTTTATAGTTCATGATAGCAGGGAGGTTTAAAAAAAATGTATTTAGGAAATGGATGTACTTTAAAGATCGGGACGACTAACACCGTAAGCGAAATAACTTTTGTGACATCTCCAGGATACGAAGCGGATAGTCTGGATAGGACGACCCATAATAATACAACTAGATTTCGTAATTTTGTTAAGGGCTTAATCGACGCTGGATCTATTGACTTTGATGGTCTAGCTGATAGCACAAGTGTTGGGATGTTGGAAAGTTTTGCAGCGACAACGACTATTTACAGCGTTACGATTACTATGCCTACAGGACCGAGTGTGTCAAAATTTGAATGTAATGGATTTTTTACAGCTTTTAAAGTTAATGGACCGCATGACGATTTAATCGACTTTTCGTCCGCTATAAAGATCGACGGAAAGCCAACATTTAGTAAGGTATAGGGTGATAAATATGTTAATAAAACTGGGCGCGGATACGTATAAAATTGAGTACGATTATAATGCCATGTGCGATATAGAAGATTTGTGCGGGATGGGCATACAAATGATTGCCCTAAACGAGTCACGTTTAGGGCTTGGGGCCATAAGAGCTTTTTTAAAGGCTGGCTTAGCGAAACACCACCCGGAAATAAGTGTAACCCAGGCGGGAGAATTATTGCAAGGGGAATTAAAAGCGGGGCGCAATTTTAAAAATTTAACTAATCAATTGATGGAAGCTATGAAGCAATCGGGATTAATACAGGAACCAGCGGGAAATCGAAATAATATCGAAAAAAAAAATCATGGCGTGAAGAAATAATGGAAATATACGAAATAGCCGCCCGGTGGTTAACTTTTGAAGAATTTATGAAGTTTACGCCGGCGGCTTTTAACGTATACGCTACCATAAGGGCTAAAGCTGAGCGCGATCAATACTATATTGACAATAAGCGCTTTGGAGTTGTATGTGCTACAATAGCAAATTCAAACTCGAAGAAACGTTATAAGGCGAGCGACTTCTTTAACACCGAGCCCCGTGATCAACAAACGCCCGAACAAATGGCCGAAATATTCAAAGCAATCACAATAGGATTAGGAGGAACGGTGATCGAATAATGAGTCAAAATCAAGAAGAATTCAAAATAATTATAGATTCCGAAGTTGACGATACCACCGCCGACCTTGAAGGCCTTGGCGGTATGTTCGAGAGCCTCGGGGGTATAGTCACCGGTTTTGCGGCAACAGCCGGAGCGGCATTACTTGCATTAGCTGGAATAATTGCGGGAAAAGCCGTAACGGCTTCGCAAGATTTAGATCGTGCGGTGGCTAATCTGGGCAAAAAAACAGGGGCTTCTGCTACGGAGATGGAAGGTTTTAGAGATAGTATTCAGGAAATATATACCCAAAATTGGGGCGAATCCTTCCAGGACATCGCCGATTCGATGGCGGAAGTAAAGACCCAAACAAAATTGACGGGTAAGGCCTTAGAGGAAACCACAAAAGACGCGATAATTTTACGCGATACCTTCGGGTATGAGGTAAATGAGTCAACACGTGCGGCTAAACAATTAATGGATCAATTTGGGGTGTCTTCAAAAGAAGCATTCAATTTAATAGCTCAAGGCGCTCAAAAAGGCCTTGATAAAAATGGCGACTTATTGGATTCCATTAACGAATATTCAGTACAATTTAAGGCACTAGGATTTGATAGCGATCAAATGTTTGATACGCTGATCGCAGGAGCTGAGGGAGGGGCGTTCTCTATCGATAAGATAGGCGACGCGGTAAAAGAATTCAATATAAGGGCTAAGGACGGATCAAAAACTTCTATGGAAGCTTTTGACGCGCTTGGATTAAACGCGGAAAAAATGACGAAGCGATTCGCTAAAGGCGGGGATGACGCTAATAAGGCCTTTTATGAAGTAATTGACGCCTTAAGTGCTATGAAAGATCCAGTGGCGCAGAATACCACCGGGGTTAATTTATTTGGTTCTATGTTTGAAGATCTAGAAGTTAAAGGCATAACGGCCCTCGGGGAAATCACAGACGGATTTAATAGGTCTAAAAAGACTATGGAAGAGCTTGACAAAATGTCATTTAAAGGTGTTGACGAGTATCTCGAAACCTTCGGGCGATTGCTCGAAGTAAATATATTAATACCTTTAGGGGATGAAATAGCGCCAGTACTCAATACATTTTTATCTTGGTTTGAGGCCAATCTTCCAAAAATAATTGAGTTACTAAAAAAGGTGGCTGGTTTTTTTAAAGACACGTTCGGACCTGTTGTAATGGATACGTTTAACGACGCAAAAAAACAAATCTCGGATTTTATAAGCGGATCCGGTGATTTGAACACCCAATTAGGGCCAATCATCGAAGCGGCTAAAGAGCTATTTAGAAGTTTGGCGACTATGTGGGGCCAATATGGCAATATGATAGTAAATACTATTTTGCCAATGATATTAAACTATCTAAAAATCTGGCTACCGGCTATTATGATCGTAATATATGGGGTAATAAAGGGTTTAACCTTTATGTATGATACTTGGAATAAGATATTTAGTTTTTTAGCACCTATAATATCCTTCGCCGCGGCATATATTACGGCGGCTGTAAATAATATAGTAACCATTATTCGTGGGGTCGTTGCTATAATTTCGGGAATCATCCACGGAGATTGGGCGCAGGTATGGGCCGGGGCTAAGATGATAATTAAGGGTGTCTTAAACAATATAGCTTTAATTATAAAAACGGGGTTAATAGTCGCAAAAAATATATTTATTTCGAGTTTAGGAGTAATAGTAGGGGTAATTAAATTGTATTTTTCGGCCGCTAAGGCGGTAATAGTCGGGGCGGTTAATGTATTTAAGACAGTAACCTCAAAAGCTTTTAGCTTTATGGTTAATACAATACGGTCCAAAGGTGGAAATATTAAGAGTATAATATCCGAAGTATTTAATTATATTAAAACTAAATTATCAGGATTAGCAAAAAGCGCGTATCAATGGGGTGTTAACTTCTTAGCTTCCTTTGGTAAAGGCGTTAAATCCAAATTAAAAGAGCTAAAAGACGCCGCACTTAGCGCGGCCAAAACTATAAAGAATGTACTCGGTTTCAGTTCGCCAACAAAGGAAGGACCTGGACGATTTTCGGACACATGGGCTCCAAACTTTATGGATATGTTTATTGAGGGCGTTAAATCCAGACAATTAGCGCTTAATAACGCCACCAAAGATATGGCCGGGATCCTTGAACATTCAGCGGCAATTAATGTAAATCCGGTGGCGGCAAATGGCAATATGCAAAACACTATAAATGTAAATGGAGCATTTTTCGATCAACGTATGGTTGAGTTAACCATGCAAAGAGCTGTTAGAATGTTAAAGAATAGGAGGTGACCCATGACACGATATAGCGCTAGTGTATCAGCATTAAAATTTTACTGTATAAGGCTCTTAGAAACCGGGTCCAATACAACGACGTGTGTAATATCGGGGGTTACTGTATCGCCTGGGGATTTTATGGTGAATATAGATCTTAGGGATAATCCACCTGTAAGATATGGCGATCAGGAAACCGGAAGACGTAAAATAATAGCAACATCCGGATCTTCATTCGGAATATCTGCGCCAATAACAGGGCAAACACGTAACCAGGTGGTGGCGTTATATACGTACCAGGACGTTACACAGTATTTACAAGAAGGATCATTAAAACTTTCATTATCATCAAAGGGAAATAGCGAAGCGGCTTTTACGTTTTTAACTGAACCCGACCCGTCGCAAACATTTATACATGCGGGTGGATGGGATGACACATATATACATGACTTTGCTTTAGGTTTTACCATAGCACAAGGCGCGTGGGCGGTATTAGCAGATCTTCCAATTACGAAAGCCGCGCATTCAGGATTTACAGCGAATGGCGAATTTTATACGGCGCTTGGATATACTGGATTATTTACGCATAGCAACACGGTGCATAAATATAATATGGCTAATGACTCATGGGATAGTAAGACAGCGTTAGCCACCGCACGGTCTGACGCTCAGGAAGCTGAGATAGACAATTATGGGTATATATGTGGGGGTCGTGATACGACTAATTTATATAATACATTAGAAAAATATGATCCAGGTGCGGATAGTTGGACTGCTTTAACGACTGGAGACGCTTTGGGGATGGCTTTTGGGCGAGCGATTAATTTATGTAATACTTTTTTTGCCGAATATTATTTAAATTCGGACGGCTTCACGCCTTTAGCATTATACTATTTACCTATTGAGGAAGTATGGACGCCATTTTTCGTCAATCATCCACTACCCGCTAGGATATTAGCAGCGCCCAGCCATAAAAGCCATGATTTTAAAGTTGGTTTTGTTGGAGGCACAACGGATGAAGGGGGGGACCCGAATTATACAATTAATAACCATACTTTTGTTAATTTTATAGCTGGATGTTATTATAATAATTTGGAATGGCCCACGTACATAATGGATCCTTCATCGGGTACGTTTGACCATTTCGGTCTAGTAGCCGGAGGACAAGAAGAAACTAGCGTATACTTAGATATTACTAATTTTTGGGTATACAATACCGATCAGGTGTGGGTGTCTGCTTATGATTTACCGTCACCCGTAGCGGCTGGAAGGGGGGCGGCTGTATGACAGAATTACCGATATTATCGGATCAATTAGTCCGAATAGACATAGGTGGAACACGCCAAATGATTGGTATTTGTTCCGGACATGTTAGAAAGCGGGATGGAAATAATATAAGTATAGATTACCAGTTAAAAGGTTTAAATAATTTAATGGCTAAAAACTATATTGACTCTAATTTTGCCGAGGGGTCGAATACATCGGATTTAATTGAGGCTTTATGTGATGATGGTCGAGGAATAACCGCCGGGGAAATAACAACATCCGGAGTATTAGATCAGGCCATCCAGGGATCCCATCAAGAATCGTGCGAAATCCTAAATACAGTAGCGACTACCGAAGGAAAGCAGTGGTGGGTGGATGATGATTTAAATTTAAATTTTACATCCCGGTATTATGATCATATTGGGGATTATCCCGATTGGGCACCGTTCCATATAACCGATATTGATGGTTTATTAGATGAAGATATGTATAGTGCTAAGCTTGAAGATTTTTATAATTTTTCTGTTGTGGAAGACACCGAAGATTACGCCAATTTCGCCGTGCTCATCGGCGCCGAAAGAAACGGGGTTACTATGAAAAGTATGGCCGTATCGGCGCAGGATCACGATGATTATATTTGTGTTACCGGTTACATGGCAGCCGCAGTATATGTTCATTCGGATACTAACATAACCGAGTATATTGATATAAATATATCCGATACGGGTACCACTACTTATCAGGTAATTGATACCATAGGAACGCCAGGAACGCCAGAAATATACGACGGTGATAGTTATTTTAATGCGACCCTAAATAAAATGTCTTTTATTACGACGATATCGACATTAAGCACCGTTACGGCGAATTTTTCGATATCGCCAAGCATTGCGGGCCAAACCGCAAACCAAAAAATATGGTATATGCCAAGGTTAAACGAGGCCGCAAAATCGATACTTGCTTCGCGTAGTGGATACGCTCCATTGGCGGTGTCTTTTGATTTAGATGAGCCTGGAATATTACCACGCCAAATGATGTTGATTTTTGAATCCAAATTAAACATTGTTGGGTTTTTTATGATACAATCTGTAAGAATTGAGGATCAAGGCGCCGGGATTTTTAATTTTTCGGTAGTCGCCGAAAAAAGGCCGCAAATACTGGCAAGCTTGATTTCGCAAAAAGATTTTAGTATGTATTTTAATGATTTATAGGAGGCAAAAAACATGTTACAAGGATATGAAGGTCGGCATTCGACATATCAGATATTGCATTTTATAATTAACGCCAATGGGCCACATATTTATGGGCAATATAAGCAGTGTGTAAGGGAAATAATTTCCAGGATGAATATAAAAGATCCAGACGCGGAAACCTTGAGAGAATTATATATTTTTTATGACATATATCTTCAATTAAAAGATAAAATTGATTTTAATAAAATGGATGAATTAGAGGCCGATTTTTGGACTTTTAAACTTAAAAGGCGTGTGGCTATTGAGGTTTTAACGATGGGTCGTCCTAGTTTTGGAACCCTGGAAACTATATTAAATATGCCAAACAGTGAAACGATGATGAGTTTTATTGATTCTATGTCGGCGCCTATGATGGCCAAACGCTTTTTATTTCAGCCCCACGAGCCCTTACGTCTAAAGACTATTGACGCTTCCGAGCGTAAACATAATTGGATAAGTGATATCGATTTTAAGGGGGGCGGAATAATTGAACACAATAAGGTCCGATTTCTTGAAGAAGGTGATCAAGAAATCGAGTATACCAATGAAGATGGACAAGCCATCGATATATAAACGGGGCGGATATGCTAATTACCGTGCCACCTTAGCGGATAAATATCGGGAGGGGTTACGATGTCAAAAAGAGACTATGGGCGATTCAATTATCGAGGTGTCCCAAATGGCAGGGTATCGACCACAACGTCAACGCCATTAGAGGGTAGGCGTGGTGATTTATGGGTATACCCTGGAGCTGGTACCGGTAAATTTTATGTAAAAAAATCATCAAGTGAAAGCGTTACGAGTTCAACGACCCTGCAAAATGACGACGATATTGTATTTGATCTACCAGAACCCGGGGTGTATAATGTTATCGCGCTGCTTACATTTGGTGGCGCGACTGCCGGTGATTTAAAAGTCGCCTGGGCGGTTAGCGGCGGAGCGGCTCAGTTAACTACGCGCCGTTGTATTGGCCCCGCTATAGGCACAACGGCATTTGATAATACATCAATGAGAATGACGGCGCATAATTTAACTACCGAAGTGTCCTATGGTACTGAGGAAGCCACAACCGGAGTAATAAGAGAAGAATTTTTAGTCGAAACCGCGGGAACCGGTACGGTACAATTAAGGTGGGCCCAACGAACTAGTTCGGCCACGGCGACAGTATTATCATCTAATACTTACGCTACAATAGAAAAATTAAAACCAGTATGCGTGGCCGGGATTAGCTATTATGATGGGTCGTCTTGGAGCGCAGCGGCATTTTAGGAGGAAAAAGATAATGGATAATGTTGATCTTATAGTAGCAAGAATCGAGGATCTTAAGGAACATCTAATTAATAGATTAGATGGTATCGAAAAAAGGCTTGATAATGTGGTAACAAAAAGCGATTGCGAAGCAAGGCGCGCTAATTGTGTAAACCCGGTACAAAAGGCTGAGCTAGATATAAAAAAAGTGACCCTCATTGGCGGTGTTATTACCGGAACAATTACGGCGTTAGTATCTGGGGTAATAACAATTATAAAATTATTGGGGTGAATAAAAAAGTGGTGCTCAGGTAGTATATAAGCACTACTTTTTATTTGGCCATAATGTATTGACAAAAGTCAATACATATATTATACTGTAAGAGAAAAAATTTTATAGGGGGTATTAACTATGACATTACAGGAAATATTTGAAACGCTTCCGAATGATATGTTATTTAGAGATCTGGAGGACTCCAAGAATTATACAGTTAAAGAATTAAAGGAACTATATAAGAATGAAGAGGGTGCCGATTACCGTCTTATACAGGTAAAATTCAATTACGGCAAAACCATAAAACAATCTATACGTTGGGGTAGTTATGGCATATTTAATGAGGTGTAATATGAATTTTGAAAAAAAATATTACGAAATGGCTCTATTATATTATCGTACCATTCCGGATATATCGAAGATTGAGGAATACGCCGGAAAACTGGCGGTGCTTAGGAGCAAAAAGATCAGGCCAAAAACTGAACTATCAGTAACAGAAAACGAAATATTAAAACTTGTTATACAGGGAAAAACCAATAAAGAAATCGGAGAAATCCAGTATATAACGTGTAATACAGTCAAGAAACACGTATCAAATATACTTTCTAAGCTGGAATGTGCTAATAGATTGCAATTAATTTATAAATATAAGGAGTGATATAATAGTTATTAATTTACTAGACAAGAATGTTTAAACATGTTAAAATATACTTATCATATAAAAGGTGGTGAGTTGATGAAACATGTTGAAAACTATAAACCTAAAGAATTTTCAGAATTACTAAATGTATCAGTTAAAACATTACAACGATGGGACAGAGAAGGGATACTAAAAGCATATAGAACTCCAACTAATATGAGATATTACACATATAAACAGTATTTAGAGTTCAAAGGCATTGATAACAACAACGAAAGAAAAATAATAATATATACAAGAGTTTCAACAAATAATCAAAAAGACGATTTAGTTAATCAGGTTAAGTTTTTACAAGATTATGTAAATGCTAAAGGTATTATAGCAGATGAAATCATCCAAGACATAGGCTCAGGATTAAACTATAATCGTAAACACTGGAATAGATTACTTGTTGAATGTATGGAAAACAAAGTAAAAACAATTGTAATAACACATAAAGATAGGTTTATAAGATTTGGTTATAGTTGGTTTGAAAAGTTTTTACAAAGGTTTAATGTTGAAATTATAGTAGTTAACAATGAATTGTTATCCCCTCAGGAAGAATTAGTTCAAGATATTATATCAATTTTACATGTATTTTCATGTAGGATATATGGACTTAGAAAATATAAAAAGCAGATAAAGGGGGATGATGAAGTTGTTAAAAGCATTCAAAACAGAAATAAATCCAACAAATGAGCAAATTATAAAAATCAATAAAACTATTGGTACATGCAGATTTATATATAATTTTTATCTTTCACATAATAAAGAAGTATATGAAAAAGAAAAAAATTTTATATCAGGATATGATTTTTCGAAGTGGTTAAACAATGAATTTATACCTAATAATCCTGAATATATGTGGATTAAAGAAGTATCTAGCAAAGCGGTAAAACAATCAATAATGAATGCAGAAAAAGCATTTAAAAGATTTTTTAAAGGATTGAGTAAGTTTCCAAGGTTTAAAAAGAAAAGAAATCAGGATGTAAAATGCTATTTTCCTAAAAACAATAAAACTGATTGGGAAGTAGAAAGGCATAAGATAAAGATACCAACATTAGGTTACATAAAACTTAAAGAAAAAGGATATATACCTAATCTAGTTAAGAGTGGAACTATAGAATTTAAAGCTGGTAGATATTATGTTTCGGTAATATGTGAAGTTCCAGATATTGAGATACAAAAAAATAATTCAAACGATGGATTAGGGATTGATTTAGGAATTAAGGATTTTGCAATATTAAGTAAAGGTAAACCTTATAAGAATATAAATAAAACTAAAAAGGTTAAAAAACTAGAAAAGAAGTTGAAAAGGCAACAAAAAAGACTTTCGAGAAAATACGAAAGCTTAAAACAAAGAAAAAAGAAAGGAGTAGCTACTAGGCAGAATATCCAAAAGCAAATAGTCAAGGTACAAAAACTTCATCAGAGATTAACAAACACTAGAACAGATTATATTAATAAGACAGTTAATGAGATAGTGAAAACCAAGCCATCTTATATAACTATTGAAGATTTGAATGTATCAGGAATGATGAAGAATAGGCATTTATCTAGAGCAATAGCCGGGCAAAAGTTTTATGAATTTAAAACTAAGCTACAAAATAAATGTAATATAAACTCTATTGAATTAAGAATAGTTGATAGATTTTATCCAAGTTCTAAAATGTGTAGTCAATGTGGACAAATTAAGAAAGATTTGAAATTATCAGATAGAGTTTATAAATGTGAATGTGGTTTTAGTATAGATAGGGATTTAAATGCGGCTATAAATTTAGAAAATGCAAAAATATACAAGATAGCATAATCAAGCTAATGTATATGTGTACCGATGGCTAGTCGGGAATTTACGACTGTGGAGTGCTATATCAAATGTTAGTAGTATAGAAATATACGAGAACAAGCACAATGAAACAGTAAAACTCTTGATGTGGGTATGATTGTCCATATTTTAAGTAGCAGGATAAAAATGGTTAAACAATGCCTGAACTGTAAACATTACGTAGAATGTTTATATAATAAAAAATTTGATATTCAAAATAAGATGCCGCCTTGTTGC